CACATGAATAGAGACTTACCAACGCCAGTACCAGCGAGAGCGATATTGAGAGTCTTATCAGATAACCCACCTGACGTAATCTTGTTGAAATATTCAAGGTCAAAGGGTATTTTGTTTTCAATTTTGTGGTAGTAAGCATAACGATCCTCCGCATCGTCTATGTAATCATGACCAACGTGTTGGTCGAATCCAACTGCTAGTGCATCGGATAATATACTGGGAATTGCATCCCTATTCTTCTTTTCATCTTGTCCATCTGCAATCTTGATGCTCTCCATCAATGCATTGTATATTGCTCTCTCTTTACACCATGCTTCAGTGGTGTCTAGCACCCACTCTTGTTCATATTCTGACTCTCCTAGTGCATCAATCAGTTGTTCTGTAGATTGAAACTCATCTTGTGTGAGATCAGTTCTCTTACCAACCTCAATCTGCAAGACTTCCTTGGTAGGTAAACTGTCATATGCCTTGAGAAATGTTGCTATTTCTTCAAAGACAACCTTGTCTGATCTCTCCTCAAAATAATCCTCCTCAATAAATGGAATGACCTTTCTTGTGTATTCTTCATCATGAATTAGATTGTTGAGTATCGTTAGTGGTACTCTTTCACTCACCATAACTAAACTCTTTCTTTGCTACCTCGTCTAGTGCTTGCATAATCTCATCATCAAAGTATTTTTCTGGGTTAGAGTATACTTCTTTAGCATACACCTTCTTACCTTTGATTTCATACCTATTTCCTACCTTCTTCACAATGTCATACTTCTCTGCAAGATCAAGTAGACCATAGTATTTGTCAAGTCCACGTTCATCAAAAAACAATCGTATCTTGACTGCTTTATTTTCTTTACTCAACCTCGATTTGACAGTCTTTGCCGTGATAACATTTCCGATGACTTCCGTGCCATCCTTTTCTTTTGCTTTGCTGAGATAAATGATTGTGCTTGCTGCATACTTGAGTCCAGAACCTCCCCCCATTTCTTTCGTTGGTACATAAGCTCCGATGACATCGTATGTATGATTTGTGACAATGAGTGGGACATTTGCTTGACCTAATTTGAGTGTGAGCATGCGGAATGCACCCTTGACAAGTTGTGATTTCGTCATGTCTCTGACGTTCTTGTCTTCTAGTGCATCTTTGATTTCTTTTTCAGTAGAAAGCATGCCCAATGAGTCTAACACAAACAAGCATGGTGTTCTTTCTTCTATTGGTTTATCCAGATATATGTCTAACGCTTTGAGTGCCTTGTTACGAAACTCCTCTACAGTGACAACCTCGATATGTCCGACCCTTTTTGTATCAATTCGTCTAGACTCAAGTAATTCTCTATTGACCGCAGACTCAGTATCGAAATAAAGGACGTAACCATTAGGATTATTATCCAAAAAATTCTTGACGACTGCAAGTGAGAAATAAGTTTTTCCAGTTGACGTTTCACCAGCAATAGCAGTAATGCGATTGCTAGAAACACCGCCCAAAATAGACCCACTAACGAGTCCATTAAAAATGTACGATCCAGTGTCGATATATCTCTCAGTATCTTCCTTATCGGATGCGATTTTTGCATAGTCTGATCCAATCTCCTTTACAATTTCGTTCAATAAGTCCATAATCAAATACCTAATAATTTACGTTGGCGTTCAAAATAACCATGTAGTATCCAAGAACTACTGTTCATTTTGTCGGTGCCACCGATACCCCACTCAAACTTTACTCTATCATTGTTGACAAATTTGTCAAGTTCAGGTGTGTTTCCCTTGGCACGATCACCACCATTACAAAAGATGACCTGCTCTGAGATGTCGAGACACTTGTCTATTGCACCACAGGCAGAGTCATCAGCATCATCCCATGATATCACAGCATCAACCATGTCAAGATGACGTATTATATCAGCACGTTCAGTCCATGACTGAAAGTATTGACCTTTCTTTCTCTTCAACCAAGGATCACCATTCAGACCCACCACCAAGTAGTTTGATAGGTCTTTTGCTCTTGCAAAATATTGTATGTGACCACTGTGTATAGGATCAAATCCACCTGTTACCAGACTAATCTTGTCAAAGAACATTACTTCTTAAAATATTTGTGGATGATGTCAATTTGATCTTGATATTTTGCTATCATATCAAGTTCTTGTTCTATAGCCTCCACAATATTAGAATGTTCTCCAATACCTGCAGGGTTTTGTAGATAAACCTCTACATTTGCTACATGTTTTTGAATGTCTCCCTGTGCATGAGCAAGGAGTGCTTTGATAAGTTGATCTCTCATAGGTTCAGTATAGCATCAAACGAAAAAAGAGTCTAGCGTTGCAGTTTTTTCAACTGACCAACCTATAGCATCTAAAATCGCCTTGAGTGGTTCGATAAAAGATTTATCAAACTGTAAATCGTAATCAATGTAGGGTGCTAGACCTAATTCTACGGGAAAATCGTTGATGAATGATATAACATTCTCTCGTATTGGGTTAGGATTTTTTAGATAGCAGAATCTAATCTTCTCACCGTTGTTGATCACATTATATTTACCCAACAAATTTCTTTCTTTGAGATAATGATTGAATAATAGCGATCCCCTAACATGTATTGGTGTTCCTTTCTGGTAGATGGTCAAGTGACTCCTATACTTAGCAACATTGTTACAAGTTCGAGGAAAAGCAATGTCAGCAGGGTTCATATTACGAAACTCACCCCTCATTTTCTTAATATATTTTTGAACATTATCCTCTGACTCGTTCATAATGATGCTGATAGCATCCTTGATCATCTTACGACATGGTGCAGGGGTAGATGATTTGACTGCTTCGATGCCCATCATCTTCAACTTTGGTTCTGCAAATCTAACTCCTTCTATGTCCCATGCATTCAACATATATCTTTTCTTTGCTGTCCATATACCACGTTCAGCGATAGTTTCTCGCTTCATGAACATCTTTTGTTCGTATGCGTTTACGTACGAGGCCAACGCTTCGTAAGAACTCGAAATATACTTCTCAAGTTCCACGTTACACACCTTATCAATGAACGAAACAATCCCCTCAGTAGTCTTTTCTCTACCTTCGTATACCCTATCGACCAAATCACCCATATGCAGATAGATAGAGTCAGTATCACTGGCAATAACATAGTCTTTCTCCTTTGTTTTTAGTACATTGTTCATGTATTGATTGATTTTACGCTCGATCCACCGAATGCTGAACTGACCACCGAGAGTAATCGCTTCAGCATTCGCAAGCATATAATAACGAAAATAATTATTCCCGATAGCACCATAGGCACTATTAAGTTGAATTTTTTTCGCCATTTGGATGTTGTTACACCTTGCAATTTCCTTTTCGAGACGCTTTGTAGGGGTTTTTTCATACTCCTTCTTTGCCTCAAGCATTTTTTTCTTGAAGATGACTCGTTCATTGTAAATTTTCTCCATCAATTTGGGTAAAAAACCACGTTTCTTTGTAGTAAACATGGCACCATTAGGACATACAGTAACATCCTTCAGACCAGATAGATCCACCTCTTCATTCAACAGTTTATCGACAGAAACTGAGGGAAACCGTTCATCAAGAACAGTCTCAGGAGATATATTATACTGCATTATGAGGTGAGGGTACAGTGAGTTGAGGTCAAACGACACAACCCAGTCATACATGCCAGGTATAGGTTCCTTTACATAAGCACCTGCATACTTTTCTACCTTATCATGCTCTTTTTTTGGTGGTATGACTATACCTTTCTTTTTCAAGTCGTTGTATATTATCATGTCCCACATGCGAACCTGATAAAACACGTCAGTAAAGTTTACCTTTGCGTCAAATGCCATGGTGATGGCAAGTTCTATCAGTTTCATCTTCTCTTCCAGTCCGTCAACGATTCTAACGTCTTGGATGTTGTAATCTACAAATTTATTCCATGCTTTTGTGTAAAATTCCTTGAATGTATCATGTTCAGAGTGGTCTAGTTTCTTCTGTCCTAGTTCTACCTCACCAATATAGTCGAGTCTGTATGATTCTTGTGCCTTATAGGTAAACTTTTTGTACAAATCCATGTAATCTAGGACTGTCACACCTCCTATGTCATACATGAGGTGTGGACGACCTGCCATGTAGATCTCTTCGTGTGTTACCAATCCCCATGGTGACAGTTTCTTACATGCTTTGTCACCTAACACTCTTGTAATTCTCTTAGCAAGGTATGGTATATCATATAACTGACAGTTCCACCCCGTGACTACCTCTGGTGGTGTTTTAGACCAGTAGTTTATGAAGTGTGTGAGCATATCATACTCATCATTACACTGCACATACTTGACCATCTTGTCTTGTGTCCTGTATGCACCTACACCAAAGGTCAGAATACGTTTAGTGTTGTAATCTTGTAGTGAAATGAGCAACATTTCCTCATCACATTTTTCTACAGTAGGAAATCCACTCTCTGATTTGACCTCTATATCAATCGTCACAAGATTCATTTTCTTGAGGTCAAATTTTATTTCATTCTCTGGATATCTGTCAGAAATATATTGATATATGTACCTGTTATTACCATACACCTCAAAGTTATCTACATTCTCATGACTTCTAATAAATTCTCTAGTCTCTCTGACTGTACCAGGTTGTATGCTCTGCACATACTTACCATCTAGTGTCCTATATTTTGTTTTTTTCTTACTAGGAACAAACATCGTGGGTTGGAATGACTCCCTTGATGTAAAACTTTTGCCACCTTCATATCCACGGACGAGAAAATCATTCCCAACCATCTGGACATTAGTATAATATCTCATACGAGCATCTTAGCACGTTCACGGTACAGTGTCACGAAGTTATCAAACATGTATTGAATATCCTCCCTACTCATATATGGTGATGGCATATCAAGAAAAGATCCTTGATCATCACTTCTCATCTCAACGATAAGATCTTTGTCTATAAAACCAGCATCCACACACATATCTCTCATAGGTGTGCCATGGTAGGGAGTGTATATGAAAGCGTTTGTATCATCACATCCTAGTTTTGCTGCTAAATCAACAGACTTCATACAACTTTCCATTGTTTCATATGGGTATCCTATAATAAAATTACATGTGGTCGACAAACCTGCTTCTCTGGCAATTCTAAAAGCATCTATTGCTTTTTGATTATCATACACTCTACCTATGACATCTTTACGGAACTGTGGATCTCCATGCTCCACACCCATGTTCAATTTTTCACATCCTATCTCGACTAATCTCTTTGCTTGGTGGGGTGATAACAGTTCTGGTCTAGTTTGAGCAAAAAAAGGTATCTTATATTTGGAATACATGTCACAGAACTCATCAAATTTTTTCTTTGATGTTGTGAGTAATGTATCTGTTACTATCCATAGAAATTCTACATCAATAGTTTTTATAAGGTGCTGTATCTCCATTTCTATATGTTCAACAGTCCTGTGTCTGAAGAACAAACTATCAGTTTCTTCTTTGTATATCCCTGCATTTGATGGCGAGTTGCAAAACTTACATTTGAATGGACATCCACGTTGCGTCTCGACTGTGGCAATTTTGATTATCTTTCCTTGAAAAGGTCTATACAATGATCTCTTGTCAAATATCTCATGATCTGTAGGTGGCAAAGTATTGACATTCAATGCAGGTCTCATTTCATTTGGATAGATGTTTGATAAATGATGCCCCTCTTTACCCTCACTAATCAAGTCCATCAACTCTGGTATTACTTCATCACCCTCACCTCTACAAATATAATCTGCCTTACCCACAAATTCTTCTGGATTGTATGTAACAAAAACACCACCAACAACACTGATAAATTTTTGATCAGAAATCTGATTCATAAATTTACGCCATATGTAATATGTGTCTTCTACGATTGATGATATAATAACATCTGGTTTATATTCTACTACCTTCTTTCTCCAAGCAACATACATATTTTCATTCTCTAGAGTAAAAAAATCTGACTCTACATCATCTCTCTCCCATTTATATTCTGGGAACATTTGTCTTTTCTCTCTCTCCTTATCTCTATCTGGTCTTGAAAATTCTTCCTCATCCACTGGATACCATGTGGCATCAAATAATTCAATGTTACTATAACCTGCTCTCTTCAAACATGCAGTGATAATTGCAACACCACCAGGTGGTGTAACTCTCATGTGCTGATTAGGATAACACCATAATATTCTAAGACTTTTCTGTGACATTCTTAGCAGTCAACGCTTGGTACTTATCTAGCTGTGTTTTATCTGGTTCTATGATAGTCAAAAAACTATCTGAGTGCACCATCATCTCTCTCTGTAGAGTGAAAGATGGCCATGATTCAAGATAATCACCCTTTAGTTCAAATGGATCGATAAGTTTGCAATCAGGTTCTCCCATCTCAGATCCAACCTCCTCCAACCTAGTGATGAGAACTAGGTTGTTCTTAAATAATATAATTTTTATCATAATGAAAGACTTCTTGACTTTAAGTTTACCACAACTGTACGCACTTTGTCAATATAACCTTGATTTCTAAGTTCTTTGAACACCATGTTCTCAAAACCATACTCTCCATATTTCTGTAGTGATACTGACCTACTATCTCTAAGTTTCTTTACCAGTTCTCTCAGTCCGTCTACATTTTCATTCTTGATGAATGCATCTATTTTAGTTTTGAAGTTGTTTACCTTTTTCTCGATCTCTTTTTCTTCAACCTCACCCTCAATTCTTTCTGGTTCTTGTATCCATGTCTTCTTCATGAGACTATACACACCTTGACTCTTCTTACGGGTGACCTTTGGTCTCTCTATGTATGGTTCTGCTTTGACACCATAGATTGTAACGTTGTGAGTCAATTCCCATAGAGTTTTCTTGTCCATATAATACTGGTCAAGCAAGTCTGGTTCACAATCAGGAATGAACTTTGGATCTACAACTATATGCACATCCAAATCAGAGTATTGTGTGTAATTATACCCTGCATTACCACCTAATAAAAGAACATCAACGATTGCTCTCTCATCTAGATCAACATAAGCAGCAAATGCTTCTGCAAAATTCATCAATGCCTCGTTTACCTCAGGCTTGAGAGAATCCCCAATCCAAAAGGTTGGATTGAGGATTTCTGTGAACCTAAGAGTCAGTGACTCTCTAAGGTCTTTGGGTTTGATATGTCTAAGGACTCTTGAATACATGTATGTATTTAGAGCCAATCTTTTCGCTGCTGTGCTTTTGGTATAACTTTCTCGATGTCTATGAGTAATAGACCATCTTCAAATTTCACACTCTTGACAACAAGTTCTTCTGGTAGTGACCACGCACGAGTAAATGCTCTTTGTGCTAGTCCTCTGTGCATGTACTCATGCTCTACACCATCATCCTTCTTGCCTTCTATAACAAGTTGTCCTTCTTGTGTATAGACTTTTAGATTCTCTTTCTTGAATCCTGCTGCTGCTACCTCAACCCTATACTCATGATTCGATAACTTTATCGTATTATAAGGTGGATAGTTTTGTACTGGTGTATCAAACTGTTGTGACCAGTCATCAAAACCAATCATGTTTCTTCTTATCTTGTTGAGATAATCGAATGTATCTGCAGTAGTCAAAGTGATACTGCCATCTGTGCCAAACATAGTGACCTCCTAAAGCGTCTAGTTATAATGTCCCCGAAGGCGACACTACTAATTATACACAATCATATTTTTATTGAGTTCGGTTATTGGGGTTCGGTCTTTTTCTTTCCAATATTATACTTAGTTTCTAAAGTCCAATTGTTTTTTTCTTTATATGATATTACTTTTATTTGATTCAATGGTGCTATGTCAAGGGTCTCATCTATAACCGTAGTGACCAATCCCCAATCAGATAATAATTGTATGATTCTATTTCTTCTTTGCACATCATTGATACTAAGATTCGCCTTCTTACCATCCAATGCAAATAATTCTTTGAAGTGTACGATATAATACTTGCCCTGCTTGTGAAGAATGTGACAAGATTGATATAATTTTTTTTCTTTTCTGGATGCTACTCCAATTCTTGTGAGAGTTTCTCTGACTTTCAAAAAATCATCAGGTTCAGATAATAATATCTCAACCATTTTATCAGGTGACCACTGATACTCAGGTTCCATAACGTTCATTTCAATCCACCAACCTCAAGTTTATTTTGAATAAATGTAATCTGTTCTTTGGTTAGAAGTGGGAGTACTTGTTTCGCCTTCTCATTACTATAACCATAGTATGACTTGATAGACTCAAGGTTCTTCAACTCTTCTTTCCTAATCCAAGGTGCAAACCTTTTCTTAGATCTGAGAGTATTTAGATAAAAGTCATATTGCAACTGCTTGTCTAGGTCTATGTGCATGTTCATCTCATTGACATACATGATGCAATCAAGGTGACCTGACAGGCATCTGTTGATGATATATGGTGGGTAATTCTTGATGCAGTCTGGATCTTCCTCCACCAAATTTTTCTTGGTGCTGTTGATAGAGTTCAACCAATCCTTTAGTTCAACGGTCAATGATCCTCTCCTTCATCTCAGGTGTCCAATTATCATAATAACCTGTTTTCATCAGTTGTGCTCTTGCTTCTTCTAGTTCCTTACGTTTTTGCACAATCAATAAAGCGAGTCCACTGTTTATTCTAACACCTGACACCTCTTCTATTTTTGTAGGGTGCTCATCATAAAAAATATAATCAGGATACCTATCATGATATACTGCACAGGTTATCTCCAAGTCATTTGGTAGGGATGGTGTATCCTCGAACTCATATATTATTACTTCTTTATCCCAATTAGCGAGATCATGGTCTAATGATTCAAAACTCTCAAACTTCTTGACCTCTACATTACCATCCAACCATGCTTTTTTAGCATAGGGACAAGGGGGTAGGTTGTCAAAGACTTTATTAGGTTCACTAAGAAAGTCCAGTATCCAACTTTGTAGATCTCGGTTTGATGATGATTCTGTTGTTTTCATAATCTGCTCTGAAGTCAAGTCTCACACTAGGATCCCAACACATTTCTTCATATAACATGTTGAGTCGTTCCATATCTTCGTATAGGTCTTCTACTTTATCCATGGTCTTTCAAGAAATCACTGAGTGAAGATTGGAACTGACCCTCATTTTCTTTTGGGTCAAACTTGTGATATCCTTTCATTCTCTTCCATTCATTATACATTGCACCAAGTAACCATGATTGAGACAGACTCTTTGCTCCGTTCTCTAGAAGTTCTCGCTGTCTTTTAGTGACATGTTTGTAACCGAGGTAGTCTTCCCTCCAGTTACTGTCATCGTAAGGTTTACTTTGTGTCATAGGTAAAGGTTTTTCCCTTCTTCTGGGTTTCGTTTTCACCAGATCTACCAGGTCTCATCTTTCCAAGTTTGATGTTTCTCTTGGGTAACCCACCTTTTCTGGTTCTCTTTAGTGTAGCACTTTTATCACCTTTTTGCTGAGTTATTACAGAGTCCTGACCATATTTCTTACCTAAGGACTTGACTGCCTTTTTGAACTTTCTCTTTCCCATCTTACCAGACTGTATCACATGACTTCTTTCCTTGACTCTCTTAGTCTGACCTGTCTTCTCATCTTTCTCATCATATTTTCCAGTTACTTTAGTTGCACCCTTACCAAATTTACTACGTATGTCTCTATCAAGTTTCTTCGCTCTCGCTCTGTTCTCTTTAGCAGACAAATTACCTCTTGATGCTGACATCACAGCAGTGCCACCCTTGTCAGACTGTGACTTTAGGCGAGTCATGCTGCTCTCATCTAACTCAGGTATATCATCTATGAATTGTTGAAACGTTTTCATAATTCGTTAGTACAAGTTCCTTCCTTTTCTTTTGTTCTTTGATGTAATCGCCAGTCGATCTCATCGTGTAGGTGTGATCGTACTCTGCTGCTTTCCAATCAGCGAATCTTCTTTTATTTAGATTTGATGAATTATAACTTACAATCATGTCATGATTAGATGCTGTGCATGCTTCAGAAAATCTAGTGTGATGAAAATATTTTTGCATGCCACCCTTCTTACCATAAAGATTTGATCCTATCTCATATGGTGGATCAAGATATATGAAAGATCCCTTACCATCAAGCATGTGTTCATAAGATAGATTTGTTATTTTCCAATGCTTGATAAGATTCTGATACCCTGATAATTTTTCTATACCATTCATTGAGAAATTAGAATCACTTGCTTGTGCTGAGAAAGAACTGTTCTCTCCTAGTCCACTGAAACTACACTTGTTGATAATATAAAAAGCAACTGCACGATCTAAATCATCGCCAGTTGATACTTGATTCTTACACTCTAAAAATAATTCCTTTGCTTTATCTGGATCAGGATTCTCTTCTTTTATATTTGACAAAATATCTTGCATCTCACCACCACTTGTCTGTAACTGTGTCCAAAAATTGTACAGTGGTTCATACAAATCATTTACCCATATCAATAGGTCAGGGTAGGTCTTTGTAACCCATAGGGAAACAGACCCACCTCCTACAAATGGTTCTCTGAATTGATCATACTTACTTAGATCAGGAAAAAACTCACTGATCTTTGTGATTGCTCTGCTCTTACCGCCAGGATAACGCAGGGGTGTTTTCAAGTTCTTCATGGATGTAGTCTTCAATTGATTTACGAGGGAACCAGTTCAAAGCAACTGCTGCTTTGTAAATTTCAGCAAGGGTTTCTCTTGCTTCACCAGGTCTTTCTGGTATGTATTCAATATCTCCCCCTATCATATTAGCAAGATCAATGACAGATGTATTTTTACCTGTGCCAATGTTGATCTCTATGCCAGAAAAATTACACATCATAGCGTCTATGTTTGCTTCAACAACATCACTAACATGAGTAAAGTCTCTTCGTTGTAAACCATCACCTACCACGGTAAGTGGTTTACCTGCCTTCTTCTGTTCTAAAAACAGACCAACCACAGGAGCATATAATCCTTTGAGTGGTTGACGATCACCATAAACATTGAAGTATCTTAGTGTAATAGTTCTAAGACCGAACAAGTTATGGTACATCTGACACATAATTTCTGCTGATCTTTTACTAGCAGAGTAATGATTCAGACAATCAGTGGGCATGTCCTCTCTCAAGGGTGGTTCGTTCTTCAAACCATAGAGAGATGATGTGGATGAGTTGATAAACCTTCTCACACCCCACATTCTTGCACACTCCAACATGTTGACAGTGCCTTGAATGTTAGTGTCAAGACACTCTTGTGGATTCTGCATAGCAACTTGTATTCTGCTATGTGCTGCTAAATGGAAGACGGTATCCACACCCTCAAATAGAGGATAGCAAGCATCCATATCACGGATGTCAAAAGAATGATACTCAGCGAGTGGGTTGTTATAAAATTTTTCATTAGATACAGCAGACTCGTTGTCAATAACAACGACCTCATTGTTTTCATTTTTGCATAGTCTATCGACTATATGGGAACCGATAAAACCCGATCCACCAGTTACTAAACATTTCATTTGAATTCACAGTTACACATGATCTCAGTCAATGCTGCCAACAGATTGATCTCTTGATCAGCAACAAAGGCAGACTGATATTGATACTTAGCAATAATCAATACTGCCTCAGGTATTGACTTTGGTTTCATCGACTCATAGATTGAGTCGTATACACTTCTAAGTATAGCATTAGTATCGTTATCTAGGTTCTGAACTATCCATTTCCTAACATTTGGAAACTCTTTCTTTTTGAGAAAATCTACAAGTTCTTTTACATTTGAGTCGGTAAGGACTGCTAATATACCTGTGTCTATCTTACCACCTGCAGAGTATCTCTGACACTCATTGAGTACACGTCTCCAATCAGGAAAGTATTTGTTTATTAGTTCTGCTATGACTCTTTTATCACTCTCTACATTCTCTTCTTCTAATATCTGATTTATTCTTGTGAAGAATTGTGCTGCGATAGATGGTTTATCCTGTCTACTGATACTAAAGTCCACAACAGAGCACCTGCTATGGAGTGGTTCGATAATTTTATTTTTGTAGTTGCAAGTGAATATAAATCTACAGTTTTTGTAGAATGCCTCAATGTTCGCTCTAAGAAGGAGTTGTACATCGGAAGTGGTATTGTCTGCTTCGTCGATGATAATGACTTTGTGATTCGCACGAGACGTGAGAGAGACCGTTGACGCAAAGTTCTTCGCTTGATTACGCACTGTATCCAAGAACCTACCCTCATCAGAACCGTTGATAACATAATAATCACACCCTAGTTGTTCACATAATGCCTTCGCCACTGTCGTCTTACCGATACCAGGCGGACCTGCAAGCAGTAAGTTAGGTATCTCACCATCATTGACAAACTCCTTGAAGGTATTCTTGATACCATCAGGGAGAATACAATCTTCAATTGTTCTGGGTCTGTATTTTTCAACCCATATAAAATCACTCATTTTTCACTAGGAGATTCATTGCTAAGACAGTCCTCTTTCCATGTGTAGGTGGGACTGAGTGGTAGAGAGTACCTGGCCACACTATAAGCATACCACTCTCAGGCATAATTTTCAACGTCTGCACACCATCAAAATGTATAGGTGAGCAATTTTCATCTGCTTCAACATAATATGATGCAACATAAGGACATGGGAAATGTTGATGACTCTTGGTATAATCTGAGTTGTCATACATGATTGCCCAGAAATCTCTTAGATAAAGAGTTGACTCAAACCCTGCAAAACCACAGAATGTTCTGTCATATTTTTTGATACTCTTGATGTGTGAAAGTATCACATCAATATAAGGTTGAAAGTGAGGGTTTATCTTGTGTGTATTTTTAGCACTGTTCCATGCCTTGACATTAGACGAGTTTCCTTTATCAAATACCTGTCTATGATTTTGTATTATTCTTTTTAGTTTGTCATTATCAATATCAAGTATCTTAGTGTACACAGGAACAGACACTAACTTATGGTAGATAAACCAATCGTAGACATTTTGTTCATTCATTCTCTCTCCATTGTTGCCTCATGCTAACATACGATGCACTCTTAGCAACAACATCTCTAGTTTTCTTGAATATAGAAGCAGACACTGCAAAATGACAAGTAGCATGATCTGGTTCTTGGGGTCTTACATTACCTTCATTATCATATTTCTTTCCTGTGCGATGATTAGCATATCTTCTTGACCTTGTGAATCCCATCTCTAGAAATTTACGACACATATCCATACCGATAAAATCTTTTTTATCACGATAAATTAGATACATCTCATAAATCTTAGCAGCACTTTTCTTTGCTATCTCTGGAGTCTTGAATCTCCAATGAGCACATATATCGTTAGTATAAGGGCGAACCAATAGAACTCCTTGCTCTCCCCTTCCAATACGATAAAGTTTACGAGTCTTCTCGTCTGTAAAATCAAGTTCTTTGTAATTGAGATCATAATCAAATTCTTTCATGATGTGAGTATGTCAGGTCTTTAGATTGAAATTGTTTACATAAGTATTCTACCGCTTCCATAGGTGTAGTGTCAACACCACAGGTAAAAATATCACACATGGCAAGATTATTTTCAGGCCATGTGTGTATGCTTATATGACTGTCAGCAAGCATCGCTAAACCTGTAACTCCTTGTGGATCAAATTTATGTGCACTTATATTGAGTAGTTCAGAATTTGATTTTTTAGCAGCAACATGCAAAGATAATCTTATATGTTCCTCGCTATCAAGGAGATCATTTGGACATCCACGTAATTCAAATAATATGTGTTTCACCCTTTACTTTTATCATAAAGGTAGATAAGGGATAGAGAGAAAACTACCCAGAAAGTTACTTCAAGTCCGTAATGATTCATTCGTATGTTGAGTCGGGTTCTAGTGCTATAAAGTATGTAAGTTTATAATCTGTATTATAGAACTTTGCTAAGTTTTTGCAAGAGATAGAAACCTGATATGTTCCTGTGATAAGTTTGATGTTCTCAATCTTGAAGTTGAATGAGAATGTCTTATCTGTTCTACCTACAACCACAGCAAAATCATTAGATGTGTCGTTCTTACGATCACTCACAACAAGTTTGACTACACCTGCCTCACCTACAACTGATAGGTCTGGTAGTCCGAGTATAGATGATGACTTGAGTATCTTTGTTAGTTGTTCTTCGCCAAGAATGAACTGCACATCTTCACTAGGCAGTGCCATCTCTTTCTCTGGTGGTGCAACAATTACACTTGGGTCTGAGAAAAAGTATTTGGATCTGTTTGCTGTTCCTTCCTTGATATGTGCAAACGAATTGTTAGTTGACACATCTATGTCTGGAGAACTGCAAAGAGATACAGTATTCAAAAACTGTGGTAAATCATAGATGGCAAAATCTTTGGGAATATATTCTTCTATCTCTGCTTCTGCCAATACATTTTTCATGACAGATATTGTTCGTAATTTCTTACCTTCTTTGAACGCTAATGACTGATTGATAGTCGTGAAGTTCTGAAGGATCTTCAGTGTTTTGTCAGATAGTTTCATGCTTCTTTCTTTGAGTTTCACAATACATGATGTAAGTAAACTCAGTATAACATGCTATCTATTTTTTTGCAATCTCTCCACTGCTGTTGATGCTTGAATTGCTGGCACGTCATTCAATCCATTTACATCAAACCAAGGAGCATTCTCCCAGTCAAATCCCTCTCCAAACGTGTTGTCTGCCTGTTGCACATACCAATGACACTGAGCATCAGGTATGTCAACTGCACAAACCGCCCAGTCATCTGTCCACTGTGGCACTTGCACATACAATACTGGCACATCTGCATACGCAGTAGTAGACACTCCAATAAGTATTGCAAAGGTTACTGCCCATGCAAATATTTTTGGTACCCAACTGATAGGTAGTCTGTTCATACGATACCTGCCATACCTGCTGCTGTTCCTATTATAACAAAGAAACCAAATTCTATAAGTGGGTAGTAGGGATTAGAAAATACTCTCATGCGAAAGCAATGTTACCTACACCTGACACTATGTAGAGTGCTACAACTGATGTAAAAAGAATGTGATACATTATACTCCTTGATAAACTGGGGACATTACGCCACCGCCTTGGTCATCGTCATCGTCATCACCATTGACGGCACGTAAAAATAATTCTATAAAAACTATGGCACCTATGGGGTAGAACGCCCATAGGATTGCCTGAAAAGGTGTAATAGTATGTGGTTCTAAACCTGTCATACTTACACGTAACCAGGAATCAATTGTCCTGTTGTGAGGTATGCTCCGATACCTGCGATGATGCCGAGCATGGCAAGTCTGCCATTTAGTTTCTCAGCAACTTTTTTTGACTCTTTATCTGTCATTAGAAGATGCCTGGAATGATGTTTCCTGTTGTAGCGTATGCTCCGACTGCTGCAACGAAACCAATCATTGCACACCAACCGTTGAACTTTTCTGCTTCTGGTGTCATTAGAATACTCCTGGAATAATTTGACCTGTAGTGATGTAAGCACCAAGTAGTGCTACAAATCCAATCATCGCCCAACGACCATTTACTTTTTCTGCATTTTGTGGATACCCTTCGTAGGATACGGACTCGTCTATGTAAGGACGAACTTCAGTTGGAAATGCATTTTGTCTTCCACCTGATTCAGTAGTTACGGTCATGAATGATTATGAACTTTTGTTACATTATTATATAGGAAATATAAAGTTTTGTAAAGATATATTTACATTTGTAATTCTTATGACACTCATTACTCACCCTTATCAATCGGTGTTGTGAACTTGAGATACAAGGATATCACTATGGCAGCAGGTACCGTAGTGAGAAAAATTATCATCAAAACCATCACCACCATGTTAGCAATATCTGACATACATTTGTAAAGAAGTGTTACTATTTATCACAATATTGTATCACCCACCCATGCACATCATTCTTCAGTACATGTGAAGTCAAGTGAGCACCCTCTATTACTACCATACAACTCAATAATATTACTATAATTTTCTGCATAAAAAAAGGGGTCGTTAGACCCCCTTATTATACTACGTTATTGTTAGAATGTATATTTTGTTCCTAACTTCACACCGTATAAGTTATCTGTTGTCTCTTTTGTTTGAACTGAGAACTCACCATAGATTCCTACAGAATCAGTGAATGCAACATCTCCACCAACTTTACCTAAGAAGTCAGTTGTTGATTCTCCACCATCAGGTTGTGTTACAAGACCACCACCTTGTACGAACCAATTAGATCCTTCCCAACCAACTGCTAATTCAGTTGCTGATTGAGTATAGTCTGTACCTGTGTATGAGGAATTTACTTCTAAGTTCACATAAGGACCAGCAATAGCGGCTCCCGATACGAGTGAAGTTGATGCAGCGAGTGCTGCGATTGTTGATTTGATCATGTTTATTTTTTTGTCTCGCAGATAATAAAAAACCTGCGGATGATACCACTCCCGACAAGGGTGGTGTTCTACGCAGGGGCACGATCTTTCGATCCCGTTGTAATGTTATTTATAGTAGCACAATCAGTGAACTATGTCAATGTTTTAGTTTGCTAAAACCTTTGACTTTCTCAAACTCCATGGAATAATGAAACTTATCATACAATTCATTCTTGTGACTAATGATGAAAACGTTAGCATCCTCTATTACAAACCTCACGATCTTGAGAAACTCATCAGTACCAAACCCATCAAGTGATGAATCAAATACCTCATCCATAATCAATAGATTTGTAACAACACTATTCTTGAGTCTTGCAATATCTCTCCATGTGAATAAGAGTGCAAGGTCAATCCTCATCTTCTCACCCTCTGAGAATGATGCATAGGAAAATCTCTCATGCATGGGTGTCTGTATACTCTCACCAAACTCTTCATCAAGTGTAAAGTTGATGTAGAAGTCCATCCTCTGTAGATAGTCATTGACCTGACGATTGATAAGAGGTAGATACTTACGTATGATAGACTTCTTGACACCATCATCATTCATCAATGCCTTAGATTGATCTAAGTATTCATGATCATCTTTGAGTTCTGTAAGTTCAGATAATATATCTTTGAGTCTGGTTTTGTATTCTTCTAATTTGTCATTCTCAACAGTTCGATTTTCAATCTTGTCGGTAATGTTTTGAATTTCTGTTTCAAGATCCTTTTTGAGTTTTGTTGTTGTAGATAAGTGAATGTTGTGTTGAGAAATCTCATTGTTGAGTTTAGTAATCTCGTTTTGAAAACCTAGGAACTTGGCATATCTCTGCTCTTCAGCGTTGACTGCTTGTTCTAATTCCTCTACGTTCGCCCTGTACTTGGCGATGTCTTCTTCGAGTTTGCCAATCTTATCTAGTCTAAAAGATTCTTCTATAGACTGTGTACACTTAGGGCAAACCGTATTGTTGTTCCAGAACCCCAGTTCACCACAGGCATCTTGTCTTTTGAAATTTACTTTGTCTCTAAATTTTTCTAATTTCTTTACAGTATCACCTGCTGTAAGGTATTCTGCCATTGCTTTTTCCTTTTCACTGACACCAGTGATGAGAGTCTCAACACGTTCTTGATAGTCGGTAAATTTTTTGTCACAATCAGCAATTTTTTGTCTCTTCTTGTTGATGTCATTCTCACCTTCCTCCTCTATTTGTTTGATAAATCTTTTCTGCATTACTATTTTATCTGCAACAGATTCTTTCTTCAACTCCAACACCTTGATACGGTCACGACACACCTTCAGTTTCTCTTTGAGTAAGTCAGACATACTAGAGAACACTTTGATGTCTAATAGGTCTTCTATGACCTCTCTGCGATGAGGAGCAGATAATTGCATGAAAGGAACAAAAGAGGCAGACCCAAGAATAACAATTTGTGTAAACGATTTGTAGTTGAGTTTGAGTATTTGTCCTTCCAGATACTTCTGTTGATCGTTAGCAGAAGAGTCCTCGTTGAGTTTTTGTCCATTCTTATAAATCTCGAATACATTAGGTTTGATGCCACGTACGACATGGTAGTCCACAGTTGATATCGAAAAGTCGATCTCTACTCTTGCATCCCTTTCGTTGATACTATTGATCAGTTGACTCTTACTAATTTTTCTAAACGGTTTACCGAACAAAGAGAATGTCAACGCATCAAGGAGGGTGCTCTTACCCGAACCATTGTTACCTACTATCAGAGTATCTTTGTGTACATTCAAAGGGATAGTTGTAAAATAATTTCCTGATGATAGAAAATTTTTATATTTTATTGTCTTAAATTCTATCATTTTTTGGTGGTGGTGGGATTACTAAATCATCTGACCCTATTACAGTATACCTTGTGCCTGTTCTTTCGCAAGCAGCAATTGCTACATTGTCCTTTATAGAAACCACTACCATCTCTGGATCTCCTTGTGCTTCTAATTGCTCTGCGTACCTGTAAGCATCATCTTTCTCCTCAAACATGAAGACGACCTTTTCTCCATACTCATTTGTGACAGCATAAGCACCCTCCTGACTCATACCTTTGATAGTTATTATATGCATTCTAGTGCTTCTCTATAAATTTCACTAATCACTTTCTTTATTCTAATTCTATCTAAATCAGTGTCAAGTTCATCAATATATTTTGTAAGCAATGTCATGGTGTCCTCTGTTTGATCTATAAACTCATCTGCAACTGCTAGATGATCTGTCCTCTCTACTATTTTTATATCAACAGGTCTAGCTTTGTCAAGTGCTTTCATAAACCTATTGTATTCTTTCTCATCACTCTTTTGTCTTACCACAACCTTGACTATTTTACCACTATACTCTGTAAAATTTGTTAGTTGTCTAGGGGTGTCATTGTAATTGATTACCTTGTATAATTGGAATGGATTATTGATTGTCTTGAGTTTCAATGTCTCTGTATCGTAAATATGGAATCCTCTCTTGTCATTCACATCGTTCCAAAACATCTCGTACGGATTACCTAGGTAGTAAATCGTACCATTATTACTACGAGTATGAAAATGCCCACTAAAAACTTGTTTGAATTTGTTGTATATCTCAAAGTCTGCACCATGCTCCATGAGATGTCCATGAGTAGCAACGAATCCGTTGAGTTCCAAGTGACCCATCGCAACTTTACACTTACTCTCCTTTATTTTTTTATATGTTTCAATCTCGTTTTCGATGTTGATCCAAGGTATGAAAAGTACATCTAAGTTACCTACCTTCAATTCCTGACACTCAGAAACAATGGTGACATTATCATACTCTCGTAGTAATAAGTCGATAGTATTGATCTCGTTAGTGTTTTTGTAGAAAGCAGTATGATTTCCGACAATACTAACCAGACTAATGCCCATACTGCGAATAGGGTCGAAATAATGTTTCTTCGCCCAATCCAAAGAATATGAATCAATACCTTTACGATTGTCAAAAGTGTCACCAAGGTCGAGAATAGTTGTGATACCTTCTCTTTCAAGTGTTGGAAAGAAAGTTTCCTCATAGAACTTTAGGAAGTAGTCGTGATATAACTTTGATCCTTTCTTGAATCCAAAGTGTTGGTCTGTGATGATAGCAACCTTCATCTATTATTCCTATACTGTATGGCATCTTTGATCTGATTGTATTCTGATGTCTTACCACTTTCGTCTGCGACGAAAACTTCGTCAAACCCAGATCTCTCTATAATTTTTTGTCTTATCTCTAGTTGTTTCTTTTCTTTCTGTATCCTACGTAGAAAGGCATAGTGTATAATCTGAGTAAAGTATGCAAAGGGATTAGTAGACTTCTCAGGATTGAAGTTGTTGATATATTGTACACAGTTCTCTATACCATCACAAACCATATCATCTTTAAACATATAGTTCACAAAGTTTGGTTTGTATGACAGGTGTGTAGCAATCTTTAGAAAACATTCACCGATGTAACGGGGTATCACAGGTTTAGGTTGACCTGCTTCCTCTGCGTCCTTGATATCCTGTTTATATGCAACAATAGCGTATAGAAACTCTTTATTGTTTACATAATGTTCAGATCTTTTTCTTGCCATTTATGTTGTTTTGTATACAGAAATTATAGCATGACTTGACAACGTTGGCAAATACCGTTACACTAACAGTGTCGCTGTTCAAACGGGAAGCTATATGTCTTTTTTAGGTTCTTTAGAGGCAGAGTCTGCCTTATACAACTTTTCTATTATTGCTCTTGCATTGTCCACTGAATTTATATATCCCATGCTTCTATCAATATCTGGATGTTGACGTTTGAATCCACCCTCGATGATGTTGTTATAAGTTTTGATTACTAGATCATCTTTGATCTCAGATAAAGTAATAATTTTATCAAGACTCAATACAAAAACATCTTCTTCTGTCATTTTTATCCAAGGTTCAAACTTGTACCCCAAGGGTACATTCGCACCTGCGGTGCGAACCTCTTGACATATGACAGGATTATCAATAATTATTTGCTCCTCTTCTGATGAATAATCTACAATTACTTTAGTGAGAATCTCCTCTCCACTGACAAGTTTTACCGTGGCAACAAACTCATCATACGGTTCTTTGTTTTTATCAGATTTTGATCTGAATAATTTCATAACTGAACTTTTCCTCGTTGTAGTATTTGATGCGTTCAATCAAATGATTCAATGTATAGTTTTGTTTTGACCCTTTTTTACAATCATCTGCTATGTCATACAAAGTAGCGTTCAATTTATCTTTACTCTTTCTAAGAACTCTACCTATGGATTGTAAAGTTCTGATCCTAGATTTACTAGGAGATGCAAAGATTACATTATGTAGATTCTTGATGTTGATGCCTGTTGAGAACGTACCAAAAGATGCGATAATAATTGCATCGTTCTCCTCCTCAGTAATTCTTCTTACTGATTCTCTCTCCTCAACATCTACTCCACCGTGAACAAAGAAAATTTTTCGTTCATCATTATTTATTATATCGTAAAGCACCTCACCATGGGTGGCAACCCTACTGTATAGTATCAATGTGTTACCTTTCAAGTCCCACGCTAGGTTTCTTATGAACTTATTTCTTTTTTCATGTGTGATTAAAAACTGCACCTCATCCTCATACGTGTCAAAGGTTGTTGGTTCATGTTTGAGTAGCAGCACCTTGATATTGAGTGTTGCTAGATAACCTTTCTCCTGTAACTCTTTAGTATTGACGATTTTATATGAGGGTCCGAATAGACCTTCAAGCACCCACTTATGAGTTTGTGTACCATCAAGCGTACCTGTGAAACCATACCTATACTTGGTATCATATAGTTTTGTCATGATACTTACCAGCGACTTGGACTTAAATTGATGTGCCTCGTCACCAATTACCACACCAAACTTTTCAAACCATGTCTTAGGTAATTTGTATATTGATTGCCAAGTTGATATTATAACTGGTTTTTTACTAAGTAAGTCTTTACCTGCATAAATTTTGTGGCAATATGTGTCTGCATCCCAACTGTAGTCTATGAAGTCCTTGTACATTTGCTCAACCAATGATGTGGTGGGAACAATGATGAGTGTTGACCTTTGATGTTCTGTGTGATATCTTGTAATAGCGTATATCATAAGGGACTTACCTGACCCTGTAGGTGATATCAATAGTCTTCTATTTTTTTGCAATGCATCAGTCACACCCTCAATCTGATAGTCACGAGGTTTGTATTTCGAGATTCCCGTTAGGTAGTCCTTTACTCCCTCATGAGAGACTGATTCCGTCTCTTGGTACGGGAGGCCATAGAACTTGGAGTTTTCAAATTCGTAATCGTAATCGTATCTGCGACAAAATTGAACAATCTTATCTAGAAGACCAACGTAGATTTGATTTTTCTGTAGATTGAAAAGTCTTATCTTACCATCCCAATACTTTGACCTGTATTGTGGCATGAATTTAGCACCTGGCACATCAAATGTAAACTCATCTTGTAACTCATGACTTATATGTGCATCGCATTCTATCTGTAAATATACTTCATTCTTCTTTTTGATAACAAGATTAGCCATAACCAGAAGAGAATCTTCGCCACTCAATAGCATTCTTTATTTGATAGGTTCTATTAGAGATTTGCCT